GCGACTTCAACCTTAAAGTCATTAGACATTGTAACTGGGAAAGACATGTTGTTCATACGTTAATCTCCTTACGTCTTTTTGCGGATAAGCTGACCAGTGCGGTACTCGTCCGTTACCTCTTGAGCCTCACCTAAGTTCTTCAAGCGACCAGCAGCTTCAGCAAACCTTTGAGAGTACATCTGCATCATCTGAGGATCACCCTTCATATAAAGGTATGCCTCACTTAAACTTCCAAAAAGCAACGCCATTTCAGCGTTCTCACTTAACCAGGTTAAGGATGTGTCCGCTCCGACTGCTGAAACCACACCCGTTGCCCCACTTGGGCTGGCCGTTATTGTTTCACCCACAGTGTAATTACTACTTGGTATCACCACGATCAATGAGGTGGACGACGGTACAGACGTAACGCCACTGCTCTCACCGCTTGTTCCACCTGTGATAGTGTCGCTTGCGGTAAAAGTTCCTGTGACCGTTGTAAGCGTTAAAGTGTAAGTGCTCTCGGTCAGACTCTCTGGTCTATAAAAGTAATGTAACTCTACGGCATAACTACTATTGGGAGTCGGACCTAAGATAAAGTTATCTAAATCGTAAGCAGCATAGTACCTGGGAGCTCCCGTAGTGGCCGTGTTAGGAGTGTACGTCTGAACAAACTCAGGGTCCTTGTACTCCACAAAGGTTGTATCACTGTCAGAGTTAGTAAACGATAATGAAAACGGCGCTAGGAAGTCAGACGGCATTTCTAAAAATTGATTGGATGCAGTCATGGCTCCCGCTACATTCTTTCTAAAAAGATTAAGCTGCACATTCTTTAAGATGCGCTCCTCAGTAAGACGGATGAACAAGGGGATGTTTGACAAGAAAGACGTTTCGTTGTTTTCAGTGTAGTCTTCTATAGCTGTTTTTAACTGCGTATATGTAAAGCTCATGTTGTCACCGTCACTTCGCCTACCGACCCAGTAGCTACTAGATTGTTAGGGGGGTTAATTCCATTTTCCGTTGAACCGCCAACAGGGTTCCAACCGTATTGTATGTTTCTTTCTTCCGGCAGATTGGGCTCTGGTCTTGGATTGCGTAATGCCTGCGGATCTGAACCTATGCGTATAGGAAGCAGTTGAGGTTGTTTAGGCTCAAACTCATCTGGGCCAACTAACGCGCCAGTCCATTCCTTCTTCATATCCTTCAAACGGTATCTAAACCCAGAACGATCTGATATTCCCCATGCTTTGTTTCCAGATGCAAACGCCATTACAACCTCAAATATTGAATGCTAGGCTGCAACTTCAACGGAACTCGATCCTCGTCTTCATCTGCGGCACGTTGGAACTCCTCCTCGTACACAACCTTTAAAAGTTGGATGCGATCAGGAGCACGTTTCATAGCAAGGTAGTATGCTAATCCCGCAACCATGCAGGGATAAAACCTAAATGGCATATCGGTAGTATTAACCAACGTGTCCGCATCGTCGATCCGTTGCAGATAGTAGTAGATTAGTTGGTCTGTAGAGTTCTCAGGAACGGCCCAAAGGTTAATTACAGGGGCGATCTGCCTGTTAAACCAAAACTGACTAGGCCGACCCTGCGTTGTTTTACTCGGCAAGGTAACATAGTCTCCACGACTAATCCGATCTAAGTCGTAGTCCGTGCCGTCTCTGCGAAGCACAACCTCTAAAACGTCAACAACATCAGCCAGTAACGTCTCCGTTGCCTGACCCTGCGTTAGGGTGACCGTGCCTTGCTGCACGGTCCACATGTTAAGACCGCGATTAGCCCACTCTGCAAACATCAGGTTCAAGGAGCGTCTAGCAGTACGAGCATCATATCCAGTGCGGACTTCTAATCCACACCGCTCAAACGCTTCCTCGATGATCTCAGCAACGTCGAGATTAAAGTCTCTTGAATCTGATGTTGTCATTAGTAGTTCCTCGTTTTACGTTTGGCAGCGGAAACTCTACGGGGTTTGCCAGCAGGTTGCCCTAATTTATTCTTCTCGCGTATCTTACTACGTTTTTCTGACTTTGTCATTTCTTTCGACGTCTTGGGTGTTTTCGAACTTACCCTCTTACTTGGACGGCAGTAAGGAGTGCCTCGGCTCTCGCCCTTCTTACGTCCGCAAGGCTTCCCCGTCTTGACGTCAACCCAGTCTTCTTTGAACCACCGCTTGAGGGCCGCGCCTTTTTTTGATTTACGAACAGCCATCAGAAGGTTCTTGTCTCTTTGCGTCTATTCTCTGCAACCTCGCCACAGCCCAGGGCGATAAAGCCCCCATCTTTTAGCTTCTTTGTGACAGGGCGTTTGCGCTTCTTAGAAGATTCTCCCCAGTTTGACGCGCCCACCTTTCGACATTTTGCTATTGCTCCCGAGGCGTAGGCGCTTGGGAATACTTTGTACCGGGCTTTGACTTTCTTGTAACAAGCGTCTTTGGGCATTAGTTCTTCTCCTTGTTGGAGGCGTGGATATCTGCTTCGACATCTGTGATCGGGACAACGTCATGCTTGGCCTTCCGTATTAAAAAGTCTTGCCACATTGGTTTTATCATAGAGTGGTTCTCTTCAACCTTATACGTTACCACCGCCATGCTGGCATTCATTTGGTAAAGTTGCAAAGCGCCCCAGCTAACCAGCCCGAGGACGATGAAAGAAACTGTTTGATGGATGTCAAATTTCATCTCATTACCACTTACTACAGGACCAATAACGAGCGGAGAGCTTGTCAAGTTTCTTTGTATCGCACCCATGCCTTGCACGAAATGACTTGCGGCGCTTGGGGTTTGACTTCTTGATGGTCATGTTCGCATCCCCAAACCGAACTATTTTTTCTTTGCCCTTATCACAAGCCTTCACAACAAATTTCTTGCCCCCAGACTTCTGTCGTTTGGGGCTGTTGCACTTCATCTTGGACTTGTCGATCTTAGCCATATCAAATCGCCCTAAAGTTTATGCGTGATAGAACATCATCAAGTCAAATTCCGGAACAACAAATGTAACGAAGCAACCGTCTTCAAACAAAACACCCTCGTCTGGCATAAACGGATCGTCAGAAGCGTTGTCAGTTCCAATCGAACGAAACTGTATGAGTTCTGTTCCCGTGACACCGCCATTCCGTAGGTTAGCTTTCCCAGCGGTTCCGCCAGAGTAAAAAGAAAACCCTTGTAAACGAGTGCGCCCAGCGAAAATTACACCCGCTGCATTGGCATTTATACCAGCGGATACGTTACCGGCTGGATTTCCAACTGCGGTTATGCTGGCAATAGTTTTAAAATATCCAGTGCTTGTTGCTGTTCCAGCATTAGCGCCAGTGAGGTTCTCGGTAAGTGCCGCACCATTTACATCTATGCCAACTATATTAAACGATTTCGATGAATCGTTACCTGCGGACAAAATTGTAACTTGCCGCGCAGTAGCGTTTGTAACACTTCCGCCAGAAGCTAAAGCTCCGCCAATTACTAAAGCCGCGTTATTTCCAACTGACGCTGCAACTGAAATTCCGTCTGCGTCTAAAGCCACCTCATCGCTGATGATGACTGGGGTTACGTCTGATCCTGCCATTTTGGCCTCCTATAAAAAAGGTGGGGCGTTAACCCCACCAGATTAATTACGCAATTTGAACGTACTCAATGATGAACGTGAACGACCCTGCTGTTGTGGCATCAACTGTATTAGTGATGTTGCAGAAAATAGTTCTTGCGGTGTCTGTATATTGAACGGAAGCTGGGGCTGTTGTGCCATCCTGCGTCTGAAGAACTAATGCAGTCAGCGTTACGTTGTGTACAACAACGGTTGTACCGCCATCTAGTATTTCGTCTGCCTGAGTCGCAACAATTTGTGCGCCAGAAGTAGATGTACCAACTTCGTAACCAATATCACCTTCTCCGATAACCGGAGCAACGTCACAAAAAATCTTAATGTCAGTGATGATTGTGTTCGCTGGTTGTGTAAACTCACCGATAGTCGGGCTATCACCCGCTGTTGTGTTTACTGTAACGCCAGTGGCAAAGCCAACGTGCTTTACATACTTGTTAGTAACAATACCTGTCGAAGCTGTGCTTGCTACAGTGGTAACTGTGCCTGTGGTAGCATCTGTAGAAATTACTTGAAAGCCGTTTTGCGAACGCACTGGTCCGCTAAATGTAGAATTACCCATGAGAATCTCCTGTCAGGGTTAAGTCAGTCGCCCAATGCAACTGTCAGGGATACTAAGACAATACATTATGTTTATACAAAAAGAAAGAGGCGATCCGAAGACCGCCTCTAACTTAAATAGATTCAAATGTAGGGTGGCTACATAATAAACCTAAATAACTTATGCGCCTGGAGAACCAAACACACACCGTGGGTCGCTAAAGCCAAAGCTATAACGCTCACGAGCCTTAAAGCGCATGTTACCTGTGTCGAAATCAGCTTCCATGTTAGTGGAAAGCGGGGTCCGCTCAAAGTGAACAAAGCCGCGAGGCGCGTCTGTTTTGATAAAGAACGCATCTGGATCAGTAAGGAAGTCATTGACGGCATAGCCTTCAGGTAACATTCCCATTGAACGCATCGCGTTAGTATCGTTATCCGATGTGCCAGGGCGAAGGTTGGAAACCATCAAACGCTCTGCAACGAATTGTAGTTGACGAGGAATCATCAACTTCATGCCACGAAGGGCAACCTTCAAACCACGTTCGTCAACATAGCCCGCGATGTTGATCAAAGCATCTTCAAGAGATGTTTCGTTCAGATCGGCACCAGTTGATGGTTCGTTAGCAAAAGTCCCACCGTTTGTTAGCGGGTGGTCAGTGGCGCATAGAGCAACACCGTCACCGCCAGCAGAAGCACCCGCAGTGAACGCATTGTTCAATACAGCGGCAGCTTTAACCTGCTTGGAGTGGGCCATTGAGCGAGCGAGAGCGCGTGTGTAACGACTGCCGAGGCGGTCATACAAGTTGTCCTCGATTGCTTCCTCAGTGATTGAGAACGCAAGCGCAACGGTTTCGTGGTTGTAACGAGCTGTGTAGGCTTCGTTAGCATCGTCGAAATTAATCGCGGAACCTTCTGACTTAGTAGGTGCTGCGCCAAATCCAGACAACATAACCTCTTCCTCAAACGCGCGGTCTGAAGATTCAGTTGTGTAAATCTCTGAATGTTGGTTTTCGTAACGATCATACTCCATTCCAAACAATGCGTTTAGGCCGGGTTCTAGCTCTTTCGCTAGTTGTGCGCGAGAAATAGCCATAGTCTATACCCTCCTTATACGCCGGTCGTAGAAACAGTTCCAGCAGCAATGGAGCCGGTAGGCGCATTGAAGTGGTTGTTTATACGAACGATTAGTGGAATACCAGCAGCGGTGAAGTCAGCATTATCGGGGTCATCTTGGACACCCATAATACGCAACGCCAACGTGTTGGTTGTAGCGATAGTATTCAGATCTGCTGTTGCAGACGAAATACCAGTTGTTGTCGAACCAGAGTTGCCTGTTGCAAGCGCAATGTTTGCGAACACAGCCGCACGAATCTCCGCTTCAGTGTTTGCCGCAGCAACTACGTTAGATGTAGCAACTGTGAACAACTGATTTGGGTCGTCGTACAGAAAGGCTTTGACAGGATAATTAGAATCCGCGCCAGAACCGGGCCATTGGTTAGAGTAGATAGTTTCACCAGTAGTAGATGAGACATACTCACAACCGCCAAAGACACCCACGATAGAGACGTTACCACCAGCCGCAGCTTGTAGATCGTCAATAACGCCCGCAGCAAGCGGAATAACCGGCATGCCTTGGAAGATAGGGTTACTGTTGTCGGATGCAATGCGATACTCAGTCATACCGGTAGAATTGGTCGCTTGACCAATTTTTCCAATGGGACGTAGCCCAAAGGATCCGTTAGAATTTGCCATAATAGCACCTCAAAAGTTAATTACTCAGAGCCTCTTTTTGAGCCTCCAAAGGATACACGACTTTGCCGACTATTAGTAATCGGCATCGAAGGATGTTGGTCCTTCATTAGGTCCTGATCAACTGCTACCATCTGTTCGCGGGTCCGGGTCCCGTAATACGCGGATCGTTCTTGGGCGGTTTCTACAGGTATGCGGCACAGCATCAACCCACCTTGTCCGATGACGCCCTCAAATCGACCTTCGTCAATTGTGGGGGCTTCGTAGTCTGGATACTCGTCCTTACGAACAGGTTCCCATCCTTCGCGCAGTTTGGTGTTGACGTTCATCTTATCGTCTTCACCGCGCATTGCGGTACGAATCCAACGATGCACATAACCCGCAGGGGCTTCTGGTGCAGCAAGGCGGCTGGGCGGAGCCCATGGTTTACGGCGCGTTTCTGTTTCGCGAGTTGCGCTTTCGCGCGGTTTTCTATCAGTCATTGTATCAATCCTTCACATATTTTGCATATACATCAAGCGGTACGTTTAGACGTTTTGCCATCGCAATTTGTGATGGTGATAACTTCACCGACCTGCGCCCTGTTTTTGCTGTACTGCGGGTAGCTGAAGCGCCAGCAGGTGCGACCTGTGCTCCGCCCGATTTCTTCGCGGCCTGGAATTTGTGTGGAAATTCCACGCGCATGCGTTTGTCAAC